TCATTCCCCCACTGCAAGATTTTCCAAAAGTGCCAGATTAGTGACATTGCCCGCCAAGACTTCGTCAATTTTTCTCGCATGTTCGGTTAGATGGGTTGGGGATAGGTGAGCATAGCGCTGAACCATTTCTATGCTCTCCCAGCCGCCCATTTCTTGCAGTGCCGAAAGCGGCACACCTGCCTGAACCAACCAACTCGCCCACGTATGCCGCAGATCGTGAAAGCGGAAATCAGTTATTCCCGCCCTCCGTTTCCCGGTGTTCCATGCTGAGTTATCATCAACCCGCATTTTCCTAACTGCCGGGGTCACTCCGCCGCCTGGTCGCTTCCGTGCTGTCGTATGCACAAAGACGTACCGTGAGTGTTTTCCAATCTGATCACGTAACGTTCGGCATGCGGTATCGTTCAGAGCAACGCCAATAGCCTTACCCGCTTTGGCGTTCTCTGGGTGGATCCATGCCACCTTTCTTTGCATGTCAACCTGTGACCACTCGAGATCGATGATATTTGAACGGCGTAGGCCAGTTGCCAGGGCAAAAACGACAACGGGCCTAAACTGTTCAGGCATGCATTTGATCAAGGTGGCCGCCTCTTCCTTTGTCAGCCACCTGACGCGCTTGCTTGCAGGCTTCCTTACCTTTATCACCGGCGCTTTGCGTAGCCATTTCCATTCATCGGCCGCAATCTTCATCAACCCCCTCATGAAAGAGAGGTGCTGGCTTCGAGTAGCCGCTGATACTGGTTTAGGCTCGTATGCCGGCACCGGTTTACCCCTCCGCTCTGCTGCGGCCTTTTTGAGTTCCCATCGTTGGCGATGTTTCCTGTTGGGCATTTTGGCGACAGCGGCCATAATCCGATCTTCCGTGATAGATGAAAGGGTTTTGCCGGCGAAGTGCTGCAGGAAAAACTCTATCTTCGTTCGGTCGTCGTCTAATGACCTTTTCTCGTCTTTCTCCGTTAACCAGCGGAGACACGCCTCTTCAAAAGTGTGCTCCGCTATCTCCCCAAGCTTGTTTACCCGCCAAGCCTCAGCTCTTAGCTGATCGTAGAGCTCTTGCGCTTGGAGCTTGTCCGTCGTGTTAAGGCAGCGTCTAATTCTTTTACCACTGCCCGGTTCGACAAAATCGCAGTACCAATTTCCGTAACGTTGTTTGAGGGCCATCTGTTGTTACCTTTCTGTTGATGGCCGTCTGCATTCACGGCCCGATTTTCTGTCTCTCTTGCGTAATATGCAAGGCACTCGGACTTTAAAATCTCCCATCTACCGCCGCCTTTCTTCCCGCTTTTGTTGGCATGAAGCAGCCCCTCTTTAATCAGTGCTCGAAGGGTTCTCGGCGACTTCTTCATGAATGCAGCCGCTTCAGGGAGCGTGAACGGCACATCGTTTATGTTTATTTCTGCCATAGTCATCTCTCTGTAAAACGCCCATTCAGCATGCCGATCGTGTAGTTGAATCGCGGCAAAGAAATGCCGAGCAGTTCGACCTGAGCGAAATGCTTCATGATGATAGGGCGGGATAGGGTGTCGAAAGGGGCTTTGGGGTTTTGCTTAATCGCGGCGTGGAGTTCGTCGTTACAGCGTTTCGCTACTGATCGGAGTGCGTTTTGCTGAACGCTGCCGGCAGCAATTGCAGGCTGTTTACTGGGCATTGATTCCCCCAATGATCCCAGCCTGGCGCATCGCCACGGCTGAATAGTTCGATTCGTGACACGTCGCCGTAGAGCAGCTCAAGCCGCCGGCGGACTTCCCAGGGTTTCGCGCTGTGTTCGCCGAGACAGCTGAACACAACCTGCTTTACTGATGCGCTGGCGCGCTCGATGCCTTGGCCGCGAACGGCGATCAACACGTCTTCGGAGTTGGCGCGGGTGTAATTTCCGCCGTTCATCCGGGTTTCGGCGTTGAGCATGTCGAGCAGATCGGTGAAGTCGAAGATGGTTTGTTGTAGCAGCGCCTTGTTGAAACGCAGTTCTGCCTGCTGGTTGAGCTTCACCCAGGTGAAAGCCTTCATCGTTCTGACGCTGAATCCCCAGGCTTCCGCTAATCTGCAAGCCTCGTCAACGTGAGTCGATGTGTACCACATAGCGAGAATGCTATCAGGGGCGGCTATAGACCAGATTGGAAGACGTTTAATATCCTCTATTTTCATAGTGGGATACTTTTTAGTGGCGGCGCCGTTGCTGACGCGGTTTTTGTAATCCCACGGGGGATCTGCATAGATGAGTTGATAGGTCATTGAGCATTACCCCAGCAGCGTGCGGCCGCGTTGACGCAAAACTCTATGCGGACGTTAACCCAGACAACATCCACCGCCCGCGCTGCATTACCAGCCTGGCGCCACAGTTCTGCAGCGTCTGCAAAATGGGCGCGCCGTTCTGCCTCAGCCGCCTGATGGGCCAAAGATTTATATTTTAATGGCATTGTTATCTCCGGGATTAGTAGGTGCGCTGGTGGGTTACAGGGGTGATGAGTTGGTTGAATTGCTGGACAAGCAAAATCATTTTCACCACTTCCGGCGGTTCACTGCGGATATAGCTATCGGTAATTTTTCCTGGCGTGGTCGGCGGTCTTGCTCTGGCGTATGTGATGTAACTTGGGTCGATAGAGATAACCTTGAAGGCCTTTTTACCTTCAGTTAATTTGCTTTTGGCAACAACCAAGGGAGAGCGTTGGATAGCACTGCGCAGCGACTTTATGTGATTCTCGGTAATTTCGGGGAACTTGGATTTCAGTAAATCGAAATGGCCTACTGCTGTGTACCAGCCCCCGTCCTCGATGAGGAATTGCAGCATCTCATAATTGGTCATGTCAGATCCTTATCTGGTTGTTGTAGCGCTCGTGGGACATAACCTCCCATGAATTGCCGTTGTCTTTCGACAGCAATCGCCAGCAGCGGGCCACTGGCAGCGTTAAATGCTTATGTTGGTATGTCCGGTTGGGTTTCTTTTTGCCCTCCCTATAGGCGCATAGAACCCCCTCAGCTTTGATGCTGATTCGTTGCGGAATTCGTGGTTTCATTTTTACCGATGGGTTATTTGGTGATTGGCGCCCAGCACGCGGAGCGGATGCCAGGACGGTGGACTTTCTCAACGGCGTTTTCTTTTTCCAGCTTAATTAGGCGCAAGCGGATGGCTTTCCCAGTCATACCGTTGTAGCCGGCACAGCGGAGGAGGTTTGCGACAGAATCCGGCGTGGATCCGGCAATGCTGAGCCGCGAGATGATTTCGTTATCGTCGGGTATCGTGATCATTCCCATCCCCCGGCGCTGCTGCCAGCATTGCGGCGCGGCCATCGACCCATGCAGAAAAAGCCATCTGAACGCCAGCGAACTTGTAGGTGCCATCTTCATTTTTAACCAGGCGCTCTGGCTGCTTATATTTTTCAACAAACCACGCCTCAAAGTCCGGCGATGTGTTCACTGCTGGCGCTGGCGGGGCGGTGTAGAGCGGCACCGGGACACCGACATTTTCAGTGATTCCCTTGTCGGTAGACCAGATGCGAATATTCCCGTTATCCGCGAAAACTGCATATGCCACCGGCTGCGCCTCCCTGTTGGCCAGGAGTTCGATTACCGCCCATTCTGCCGTTGCCAGCATGTCAAACTGTTCTTTGTCATCTACTGGGTCATAGCCGTATTGCCATGATTTCAGCTCATCAAGTAGTGCTTTCAATCTCTCAGTCGTTAGTGTCATGCATCCCCCGTGCAATTCGGTTACGTGCCGCATCGATGTTAAGCTTCAGAAGCCTGATGAGAACCCTGTCTCGCCGGTACTGTTTGCGCTTTGGGTTATGCTTGAATCGCTCAGCGCGCGGCAGAGAAGAAGCATTCCAGTAGCGCTTTTGCAGATTGTCCCACTCCAAAAGGTCACGACTGATAAGTTCGCTTGCTGTGGTCATGGCTGGCTCCAGTGGTCTTCAATGGCAGCGCCAAGACGCTGCATCCAATCGGCAAGTTTCAGGGCAGCTTCTCGCTCAGAGCCGCAGGCGGGGAAGTCATCAAAACGCATATCGGCGGTGTAACCGCCCGCAGAGACATGAAACGCAATTGCCCGCAGTGCGTCATCCTTCGCTTCAAGCTCTGCCAGCAAATCGGAGACAACCTCAGGATTGGCTGCGTGCATCCAGCCCACAGTCGTTTTACCTCCGTTGGTTTGCTGCCACGTTGCCAGTGCCGCCGCCAACTGCTCCTTCAAATAGTTGAATTTATCCATTGATCTGCTCCTTCATGGCTGCGTGTTCAACCGCCAATTCTGCGGCTTTGGCTATCGCCACTCTTGGTACGGTGATATCCAATAACGCGCCGTGGATATGGCGCATAGCCTGTTCGAGTTCTGCGATTTTCTGCTGCAAGGCGGAGACGTACTCTTGCGAGTAGAGTGGCTCCGGGTTTTTTGGCTCATCGCTACGAAGCCAACCGATGCGCATTACTGACGAATCATGCTCATCGTAGTAAATCTGCGCCACCGGCTTGCTCAGTTCGCTCAGCTTATTGTCCATCTCGTTACCTCACTCTGAATCCGTTGCAGTTGCGAAGGAACTCGACGATGTAGCCCTTCATTCTGGCGTGCCATTCTTTGTCGTTACCGTTGCACCACCCGTCCGGCGGAGTCCATGCCTCAACCAAATCAGCCATCTTTTTGGCCTTGGCCGGAGTAGCAGTAGCCGTGTCACAGAATTTTCGCGTGTCTGTCAGAGCCTCCATCCCCGGTATATCCAGCACGCAAAACCATGTGTGGTTTGGCATTTCTACGTCAGGAATCCGTTGGTTAGGTCGGCGAATATCAACCATGCATACGCTCATTGTGCTTTCTCCTGGGCCTCGGCCAGCAATGCCAGAATGATTTTTGCATTGCGACGCTGGCGGCGCGTTGGCTTGAATTTGTCAATGCAGACGACACGCCAGCAAGACCAGTGATCTGATAGGACACGGAAAGTAATTCTCCGCGTATTACTCAGGCGACCAAACGCACCAAATAATCTCAGTGCCGCTCTGTTGCTCTTACGCTTAGCCACGCTCCACCTCCCTAGCGCTGTCACCGGGAGTGAACGCAATGCCTGGCACCTTTCCAGCAACAATCGCGTCAAACAGAGCGCAGACCTCATCGAAATCACGGCCGCCATTTGGGAAGAATTCTTGCATTACGGAAACAGCTGCATCTTTTTGATTTGACATTTTATTTATCCTTCAAAAGTTGTATTTCTGCCTCGGCTGCTTTGAGAGCTTCGACAGACTCGGTAAGCATTGAATCAATGCGCTGCAAGCGCTTTTGAAGTCGCTCTTCACTAGGTCGTTTATTCCAACTTACTGCCGCCTCTTCTGCGGTTTTATGCCAGCCAATTCCAATTGGCCCAGCCATGTAGTTGGTTTCGCAATCGTCACATTCGACCAAGTAAAACTTCTGGTGAAGCATTACCGCTGGACCGCCGCAGAACGGGCACGGCTTCAGTTCATTTGCTGGCATCACTACCTCCATGAATCACTGTGCGAATGCCATTCCATGCCGGGGCGGTTACGACGCCTTCTTCCTGCATGCGTTCGATAAGCCACGCTGCGCGGTTGAAGCCGATGCGGAAATGTCGCTGAATAGCCACGATGCCGATCGATGCTTGCAGGCGAGCAAATTCAACAGCCTCGCTGTAGAGACGATCATCTATTTCGGAGGCTTTCATTTGGCCTCCCGCTTTGCCGCGTTGTACTCGCTTCCGAGTATTTCTACCGCGCCAGCATCAGCCTTCGGTTTTGCACCGGTTTCGATGTAAATCGTATTGGCATGACGGAACATGGAAAAACCAGTCATGAACAGGATCCCCCAATCAAGCCCTATGGCGGGATAGAAAGCTGAAACATCTACTGAATTCTTGGGACGGTTACTATTCCAAAGCGCCGTAAGTTCTTTGTGCTCAGCCGACATCCCGCGAGGGGCTTTAGATTTTGGCCAACTGCAGTAACCGTTGTTGTTGGTTGGTTTAGTCCACAGAGACTCGGAAACATACGTAGTGCCGTGAAAACGAATGCCGTGGAAAGACGTGCTGGTAACGTCATTTTTAAAAACTGGGCGAGCACCGAACAATTTAGCGAACTCTGAACCCTGTTGGCGAAGCGCGGCATCAGCCTGCTGCATTGCATCCCAAGCGGCGTTCGCTTCCGGGGTACTGATTTTATAGAAGCTCATTTTGCCTCCCGCAGCTCGGTGGCATATGTACGCAGCAAGTGAGAAATCACAGCTGTAGATGCGATCGTGTCCACGCTGAGAACCTTCTTCACAGCATCTTCGATGGCCTGCTCCTGGATAGCTGCAAGTGCTGCGTCAGTGGCCGGTTGTCTAATGACCTGGAATGCGTCGAACAACAGCGAGCTGCATGGGTCATGTGAGTTCTGCATAGCGTGATAGCCGGATGCAGTGAAGATACCAATCAGGCGTTCAATGATTTCGCCGCGCGCCGCATTCTCCACAGCCAGCGCATCGGCTCGTTCTTCTGCCGACTTTGTCGCAACTCTGGATTCGGTGAGCATGCCACTAAGGCGCTCAATCCGTTGTGCCAGCGCATCGCGATCAGCCTTCAAAACTTCATAGTCGAAGAATTTAACGAACTCACCGTGCTGAGCTTCGCGGGCAAACGGCGCAAAGCGCGCCGCGTGCATGACGTAATCAGGGTTATATCTCTGAACCATCGGGATTCTCCTTGCCGCTGGTGGAGCGGTATTCATCGAGAATGGCGAGCACATCAAGCTGAGTGCCGGCGGGAAGAATGTAAGCGGTTTGGCCGTCGATTTCACGGACTTCGGCCTGGGCCAAGAGCATGACGAGCTTGCGGGACTTTGGCGCGCTGAACTTGGGAGCGATAAAGGATTTTGTTACCTTCTTCTTGCCCGCTGCCTTGGCCTTTTCGACGTCGCCAGCCAGTACCTTTCCGGCTTGCTCTCCATGCTCTTTAACGCGCTCAACAGCGGCATCGACGGCAACGGCGCCATCTTTGACAAGCGTCTGAACATCGTGATTTGCCTGGGTGAGGGCAAGCAGTTTATCGACCGTAGCGCGGCTCTTGCCGACCAACGAGGCAATCTCGTCTGGCGTAAGATTGAAGCCAGCCAGCTCTTTTACAACGAGAGATTGCTCGTAAGGAGATAACGGCAACTGTGTGTTGCTGTTCATGATGCGGGCGATTCGTTCAACATCATTCCCGGTGAAAGGAATTATCTGTATACGGTCAACAGGCTTACCGGCTTCACGGCAACGAACATAAGCTCGGTGGCGACGATGCCCCTCAACTATCCAAACACCACCCTCATCACGAACCCGCACTTCAAGCGGCGGCACAGGCCTGCCCTTCATCAGGTGCTGAAAGAGCCTTTCATCGTCATCCTTGGTCTGTTCGCTCTCAATGCGTTTGTTAAACCCTTCCTCGACGTGAATATCGTCAATTCGCATTGTCATGCGGCCGTCAGGGCGCTTTATGGTTCCGTCCTTAGCCATTTGCTTGAATGAGTTCGCCATGCATTAACTCCAGACCGCGCCGGCAGTCAGCAGGCACAGGGTAAAAATGAGTAGGTAGAAAAGGTGTTTGCCGTAGTGGCGCTTAGGGGCGAAATCGCCCCCGGTCAGGTCGTACTTGTGCTGAATACGGGCGTTGAGGCTTACCATGTTGGCCTCCGCTGCTGAGTGTGCAGGCGGCGCTGCAAAGTTCTGATGTTCTGACGGACGACGTACACCGGCGCGCAGGTATCGGCGCAGACGAGGATTCTTACGGCTTTATATCTGCCGTCTTCGTAGCGTTGAATGCTCACGGCCTGTTTGGTTACGTCGCGCGTCTGGCCGCAATGCTCACAGCGTTGGGTAGTGGTTTGCATAACATGTCCTCTCAATGAAATTCACATGGGTAAAGGCGCTGCCTGAGTTGATGCACGCGCTCGGTTTCCCTACGGTTCCAGCACGCTGGAGCAGGGCAGCGCCTTTACTGATGTGAAAAAAGAGCCCCGGCTAGCGGGCAAAGGATGTGACAAGGGAAGTGGTACTGAGCAGGCTTGTGATTTATCACGCACCTGGTGACGCATCGAGCCGGGGCTTTATACTGTGTAGGTTAAAAGGTGAGCCGGAACGATACGCCACCAGATAGGTGATATGCCGGCGTTAACCGGCGAAATAGACGCAGCCCGCTATGGTTAAGGCCCACAGGCAAAGGCCGGCAGCGACGCTGTAAACCAGCGCCTTCCATCCGTTTAAACTCATGATTGCCTCAGTGCGCCCCGTAGGGCGCGGTGGGTGTTAGCTGGCCAGTGCTGCTTTGGCTTCTTCAATACGCGCCGCAGTTCCAGCGTTCGGTTCAAGCTGCTGAATGCGCTGGGCGTCTTGCAATAACTGCGCGATGATGTGTTTCAAGTCTTCGTTGCTCATCGTGTAACCCTCTGCTGTAGTGGTTTTATGCCTGTCCGCCGGATGTTCTCGACGGCAGGGTAAATCCACTCCGTAACCGTTACATTTTCCCGCCCTCCAGTTGTCTGCCTGTTCACGTTGCTGGGTCAGGCTCCCGCGCTTATGTCCCCTTGCACCCGTCATAGCCGAAGCTGATAAGAGCAAGCGGGGTTAAAAGTCATTTCGTCATCCAGTCCTGTCCGCTGCATGCCGTTGGTGCCATACCCCCGTAAGGGCTGGGGACTGCCGGGTACTGAGTTGTGCAGATCTCTCTGCTCAGTGCTGGGTGACTAAACCTGATTGTTAAAGAGCGCCCCGGTGGTTTGGGGTGACGTTGTTGCTGTCGATGGAGTTGATAATAGCTATGAGTATTATCAATAGCAATACGTATTAAGATTGAATCAATAGCAATTGTTATAATCATCTGTTTTGAAAGTAAATTTAGTTGGTAAAAATTTGTGCTAAGAGGTTTAGATAAGGTCTGTTGTGTGATTTCTGGCAGGGATTAACGCTTTGCAAATTCTTGAGAAAGGATTAAAGTTTGAAAATAACTGTACATATAAACAGTATTTTTGAGTGTCACTTTTACACCCGGGGTTTCATATGATTGAAATGTTAGTGCGTCGTGCGGCGGGAGTGTACGAAAAAGAAACCCTGCCAGAGCAGGGTTTGGGGGATTACATTCTGAAGTCGCGTAGCAGTAGAACTACAACACCGATCAATGAGTCCGGCGCTAGTTCAATCAGTGGAACCCTGGCATCGTCAACGGATAAGTATCCATGCGACCCGCCATCAACGAAGCGATAAGCTGAAACTGAGCTGTTCACTTTTGCAACGACTAAATCACCGGAACCCGGCGTGGAGTCTGAGTCAACAATAACAATAGAGCCTGCAGGAGCTTCTGCGCATCCGCTATTTCTTTTTAGAATAAAGGCTTTCCATGATGGTGATGCTTTTCCTTTTGGAGAAATGACAAAATCGTCAGTAACCCCATTTTCATCCCATACCGGGATCTGACTGTATCGCTCTATCCGTGGGGTTATGAACGGAGTATCCCCCTCCATCTCGCCAACGCCATTAGCCAGCCAATCAACATTCACACCCAGGGCATTAGCAATATCGACGAGCCGCCCAGAAGTTTTTGCCTTTCCTTTAGTTAATCGCCAGATGGTCGGCTGCGCAACGCCTGACGCCTCAGCAAGGGCTGCTTGGGTCATGTTGTTGCGTTTGGCCATCGCCATGTTGAGGCGTTCTGCAAGTGTCGTTTTCATGCCAGCAAATTTATAGCCACGCGTATTGAGCGTCAAATTCGCTTTGCTATTGCAGTTGATAATACTCATTGCTATTATCATCCTTGAATAATACGTTTAAGGATTAAAAGATGAGCAAAGCTATCCAAAAAGCCGTAAGCATCGTAGGTGGACAGAAGAAATTAGCCATCTTATGCGGTGTATCACAACCAACAGTCTGGCGCTGGGTTCACGGAGGCGGCATTGACGCCCTTTACGTTAAGCGCATCGAGAAAGCTACTGGCGGAAAAGTTAAAGCCGTAGAGATTCGCCCAGACCTGTCAGACCTGATTACAACAAACTGATTTTTAACAAGGAAGATTATTACAGATGCAAACCGCAACAACACGCAACGAAGCTCAGGCGATCCAGAGCGACATCATGGGCCGCATTGCAGCTATCGGGGTGACAAGCCTGGCCGGCGCGATCGGCGTTGATAAATCGCAGGTGAGCCGCTGGCAGAGCAAAGGGGGGCTGGTGGAGAAAGCGAGCCTACTTCTGGCCGCTACGGGATTCAGGCGTTCGGAAACCATGCTGACGTTCAGGGGCGAGGAAACCGCAGAACTGGCGCGCGGGTTAATGGCGATGCTTGAGCACATCCGGGAACCAAAGACGGAATAGGGGGCTTTATGGCCTGGGGCAAGAAGAAAGCCGAGCAGTTGCAGCTGGTCGGCAATCACTTTTCTAACTGGGAGTTCTGCAATGAACAGCCAGATTGTTATCGATATGTCGGCATCTCGTCAAGGGTTGAAAAATGTCCGGCTCGCAAAGCACTGAGCTCGATCGGTATTACACGGATTGGCGAGGCGTGCAGGTTCACGTCATCCGCTGGGATCGGGTTGAGCGCCAGGTCATTTTCACGCGAGAGGGTTATCCGCATGAGTGCATGCAACCCCTTGAAAGGTTCAAAGAGAAATTTAAGCGGGTGGATGTATGAGCATGATCCTGATGGCAACGGCCATGAAAATTAAGGTGGGTAACCCGCTGCGCAAGCTGGTGCTCATCAAAATGGCTGACAACGCCAACGATGACGGCGAATGCTGGCCGTCGTACCAACACATTGCCGATCATTGCGAGTGCAGCAAAAGCGCGGTAAAGGCACATATCACGGCATTGATAACTATGGGGTTGCTATCCAAAGAGAACCGCCTTGGTAGCAACAATGGGAAGGGCAACACGTCAAATATTTACCAATTGACCTTGGGTAACCCTGTGTCGTCAGAAAACACAGCCCCTATGGCAGGAAAAAGCATAGCCCCTGTGCCGTCAAAAAACACAGGTGTGTCAGGAGAAAGCATAGGTGGGGCGTCAGAAAGCACAGCCCCTGGGTCACCTGCTGGCACCCCCTGTGGCAGCACGCGGCACCAGAACCTATCACTAGAACCTAAAGACAATAAATCTTCTTGTCAGGTCGCTACGCAACCCGACGAATCAGACGAGGAGAAGTTTTTATCTCGGCATCCAGAAGCTGCTGTGTTCAGTGCCAAGAAAAAAATCTGGGGCAGTGCTGAAGACCTGAAGTGCGCGGAGTGGATCCGGTCACGCATCGTGAAGCTGTATGAGCAAGCTGCCGAAAGCGATGGGGAAGTCGCCAGACCGAAGGAACCTAACTGGACAGACTGGGCAAACGAAATCCGCCTGATGTGCTCTCAGGACGGACGCACACACAAGCAGATTTGTGAGCTGTTCGCGAAGGCAAACCGGGATCCATTCTGGTGCAAGAACATCCTGAGCCCGTCAAAGCTGCGCGAGAAGTGGGATGATCTGACGCTGAAGCTTAGCGCCAACCCTGCCGACGCGTCTGGTGGACACTGGAACACGGCCGAAGCCTGGGGTAACACGCTATGAATAAATTCATGAGTGCCATTCAAAATCGCGATGGTGGAGCCTTGGCGCGGATGATGCCGGCGGAGCCACAGGCGCGGGTAGTCAATGTGAATGCGGAAAAATTGGTTGATCTGCTGTTCACCAACCTCATGCAAGTCTTCCCTGCGGCAAAACAAACAGCGTTGAGCACGCCAGCAGAAGTCGCTGCAGCAAAGCGTCAGTGGATTCTGGCATTCGCAGAGAACGGGATCACCTCGGTGGAACAACTGCAAGCTGGCATGCGTATGGCCCGACAGCAGGAAAGCGATTTCTGGCCGAGCTGTGGGAAATTCATTGGCTGGTGCAAGACGGGTGCAGCTTTGAATGCCGGCCTGCCATCGGTTGATGAAGTTGAGGCGGAGTTCAAACGCTACAGCGCTAATCGCGGCCACGTCCGCCCAGAGGATTTCAACTGGTCGGCTCCGGTCATGTATTGGATTGTGATCGACGTTCGTCACCAGATGCTCCAGTACAACCACACCGAAAGTGAGATCCGCAAGTCAATTCAACAGCACCTCAACCGCTGGGCTAAACGACTGGCTAAGGGCGAGCGCGTGCCAACCCCTGCGCCACAAATCGCCTACAAGCAGAACATCCCAGCGCCATCAGAACTGATGGACAAAGACGGCAAATTTCAGCGCAAAGGTGAAGATCTGCTGGCTCGCATTCGCGCCAAAAAACAGGGACAACCGACATGAGAGCGATAGTCAAAGCAGCGGTACAGCGTGATCTGGGTATTGCCCTGATCCCGGTTGACGAAAAGCTGGCGTTTCACATGACAGGCCGCGTGATGGTTTCCACGCTGCCAAAAGAATTCAAAGACGCACCTGAAGGCATCCTGCCGGCGGTGGAGCATGAGATCGCCAACGACCCACGGTTACAGGGTTTCTTCACCCATGAGCGCGTCATCAACGCTTGCGGCGGGGTTAACGCGATTGAAGCCTGGGCGACGCAGTTCACGAAATGTCAGTACAGCAAGCATGACCTGCCGGAGACAATTCTGGACACAGAGCGTGTAGGTAATTCGGCCGTTCGCATCTGTCCTGGGTGCTACAAAAAAAGCCTGGGTGTATCGCCGAAGCTGGAAAAAATCGCCGCCCGCAACACTGCGCGCTGGGTGGTGGCAACGGCAAAACACCGTCTGAAGTCAGAAGGGCAGCTGACAATCCCTGAGCTGATGCTGTGGGCCATGCTGTCCGGCGTATTCGAATTGATCCCCGATGACGTTGCGCGCACCGTTACCGACTTACCGGAGCCGAAGGTGATCACCGGCACCCGCAAGGAGTCCGAGATGGACTGCACGCCGGCGGCCACTGCGATTATTTCCAAGCAGGCCCAGAAGTGTTTCAAGGTCGATCCTGAAGTCCCTGGCGCCTTTGTGCTGCGTCCGAAGAAAACCCGCGCCGAAGATAGCAAATATACCCGCTGGGTTAAGACTCGCCCCTGCTGCGGTTGCGGAGCGCGCTCAGACGACCCTCACCACATCATCGGCCACGGGCAGGGCGGCATGGGAACCAAGGCCCACGACTTTTTCACTATCCCGCTGTGCCGTAAATGCCACGACGCATTGCACGAGGATATGGCGGCTTGGGAAGCGGAACATGGGAGCCAGGTTGAACTGCTGTTTGAGTTCCTGGATTTCTCCTTCGGCATTGGGGCGATCGCATGAAAGAGGTGACCATAACACGCCAGCAGTACCGGAACGTCTGCGATGCGCTGCTGAACACGGCCAATCTGAACGAGCAGCTTTTGCTGCTCTCAACCGCCGACAAGCGTTCGGAAAGAGTTCATCGCCAAGCCAGCAAGCTATTACAAAAAATTCGCCAGCAACTTCAGGAAGCCGTGGGAGAAAAACAATGAGATTAGAGTCGATTCCTAAATACTTTGCACCGAAATCACCGACCTTTAGCGACGCTCCGCGCGCGACGGCTTCGGATTCTTTGACCGGTACTGACGTGATGGCGGCATTCGGGATGTGCCAGGCGCAGGCGGAGTTGGGCCTTTCGGCGTTCATGGGGAAAATGGGTGTCAGCGATGCCGATAAGGTCAAGGCGGTGACATTGCTGGCTGAGAAGGGCATGGCTGAATCTGTTCGCGTGGCGCCACTGAGAAAGCTTCAGGATGAGACAAGAGTTCGCGTTGTTCTGGCGCTATCAGTTTTTGCCTTCCTGGATTACTCCCGCAGCGCATCGAGTGAGGTTGCTTGTGATTGCTGCTCCGGCACTGGATTTATTGAGGCCGAAGTATTCACGAATAAAGTTCACACCCCTTTCCCTGCGAAAGAGCTTGTCAAAGCGTCGATCCGTTTTGGCGTGGAGGGCTTCAGACCTTCCGAGTATGAAGTGCGCCGGGAACTGAGAGAGGTTGTTCGCGTTAAGTGCAAAACCTGCAACGGGAAAGGCAAGATATCGACGGCCTGCCGTGATTGCTCTGGAAGAGGTACTGCAGTTGATAAGAAAGAGACAGCAAAGCAGGGTGTACCGGTCAGAGGAACCTGCAAACGATGCTCAGGCCGTGGGTATGAGCGCATACCAGCGTCACATGCCTACGCTGCTGTGCAACAGGTCACGGATGCTATCTCCTCGGCGACCTGGGATAAAACCGTGAAGCCATTTTATGACGGTTTAATTCGTATTCTCGAGAGAGAAGAGAGCCATGCGGAACGGGTATTGCAGCGCGTAACTGCATAGTGAATGAGAAAATAGTGCAATATTTTATCGTGAGCTATTTACTTTTTCCGAAAACTGGGTAATTATCTTTCTAACACTAGAAATCCGTCTGATTGTTAAGGTGGATTCAAAAATTTCAAAGGCTGCCTTCGGGTGGCCTTTTTGCATTTCAGCCCCAGCCAACGGACGACACACACGGCACTCCCTCATACCGGCAGCGTTTACGGCTGGTGGCTGATCCCTGTCCATAACCCGAATCCGGGAAAGAGCCCCGGAAGGGGGAGGTTATGAAAATGCCCTGGAAGAACGAACCCAACATCCTATCAATGCTGATTGCGTTCGGCATGACCCTGCTGGGAGCTATTGCCAGTTACTCATTCAAGGTGTTGAACGGCGAGGCCTTCAGCTGGCGCACGCTGTTTCTGCAGCTCTTCGTTTCTATCTTCGCCGGGTTAACTATGGTGATGATCGCCCTGCATTACGACTGGCCATCCGAAGTGATGGGCGGCGTATGTGGCATGGCCGGTTGGTCTGGTGCATCACTGATTAAGGCGCTGGAGCGTCGATTCCTGAATAAAGCGAGTGATAGCAATGAATATCAGTAAAAGCGGCATTGAGCTGATCAAGCGCTTCGAAGGCCTGCGATTGAAAGCCTATCAGGATTCAGTTGGCGTCTGGACGATTGGTTACGGGTGGACACAGCCAGTTAACGGTAAGAAAGTCGGCCCAGGAATGCAGATTGATCAGGCTACTACCGATCGGATGCTGAAATGCGGCGTTGTGCAGTATGAGCAGGGCGTTAATCAGCTGGTGAAGGTGAAAATCACTCAGGGCCAATTCGATGCGCTGGTGAGCTTTGCATATAACCTCGGCCTGCGGTCGCTGAGCACATCCACGCTTCTGGAAAAACTGAATGCTGGAGATAAGCAAGGCGCAGCAGACCAATTCGGCCGCTGGGTAAATGCCGGCGGTAAACGGCTTGATGGCCTGGTTGCACGCCGTGCAGCAGAGCGCGAGATGTTTTTGTCATGAGCACCTCATTCAGCTTCCGAACGATGGCGATCGGCCTGTTGCTGGTGGCGCTGATTGTTGCTGGCAGGCTGGCGTTTCACTTCCACAGCAACGCAGTAAAGGCCGGTGAGCAGGTAAAGCAGCAGGAAAAAACGCTGGCGCAGCAGCAGTCACTGATAACGGCATTACGCGAGAACGCCGCCCGGAATAGCTCGCTAATGGCCGAACAGCAACGGAGAGAGCAGCAGCTGCGCCAGCAGGGCGAAACCTACCAGAGGAAGTTGCGTGATGCACTTAAAGGCAGTAAATGTGGGAATAGTCCTATGCCTGCCGCTGTTGTTGAGCTCCTGCAGCAAAACGCCGCCGGTACCGCAGCAAATCGTCCTGCTACCCCCTGAATCTGTATTCACTCTATGTGAGCAGCCAAGCCTACAAGGCGACACCTGGGGCGATGCGGTGAGCTACACGCTGGCGCTGCAAACAGCGTTATCAATCTGCGCCGGCCAGGTGGCCACGTTGAACCAATGGCGGGAAGCCGCCGGGAGAAAACAATGACACCAGAGCAATTCGCATATTGGTTGCAGGGATTCGTTGAGCTTCATGGCGAGTTACCAAATGAGGAGCAGTGGGAGTTGATTAAAGAGCACCTTCAAACGGTGTTTCGCAAAGTTACACCGCCTCTTGGCAGCTTTGCCGTCGGCCTCGAATCCCTGACGTGCTGAGAAGCTGTGATGGATATACAAAATTCTGCAAAAGGCATTCGCTGAGTGCCTTTGACAGAATAAACACGATGAATTCATGGGTGGTGGTCAAAAAAATACCCAGGGTTATATCCAACGAACCAGCAGGAAATTCTGAATGATTATGACATACAAGGTCACGCTACGCCGTGGCATGAAGTGGCTACTCATCGTCTCTGCACTAACCCGCTGGGATTGGCTGACCAATAAGTGCTTCCGTCATGAACTAGTAACAGGCGAATCGGTTGAGATTTCAGGCGATTAAAATTGAGGTAAAAACAATGAGTTCATTCCCTTCAAAGAATTTCGAGAACGAGTACAACGATCAGATGCGAGATATTGAAAAAAGCTCAGAGAAAAATTCCCCCGACAAGGAATAAGACGGTGAAGCCCTGCAGGAGGTGATCACGTCTTGGCAGCCGGAAAGACGGAAGTGGCGAGGCAACTCCGCGAGGCGTGGCTGATGCTGCGACAAGCATTACAGGTGGCATTCACTGAGTGCCATCGATAATGCGCATATCATCCCGCTCCGGCGGGTTTTTTATTGGGAGAAAATCATGGCTAAAACAGCGCAGGATGAGAGCCATGAGAGGCGCCCATACCCACCGTTAAGGTTTATCGAAGACCATCAGCTGACGCCTTATATCGGCCTGGTGCCTGCGAATGAGGTGCAGGAGTGGATGAAGCGTCAAATTATTGACGATTCCGGCAGCCTGTTTAACCCAGACCACGGACACCTTGCAGACGCCGATCTGCGCTTTATGTGGGCCTCATCAGCATTTGAGAAAAAAGGGCGTCATGTGCTCGGCCAGGCTGAAGAAGTGGCGATGCGCGCCGGCGGCTGGCAGAAGGCCAGGATGGAACAGCAGATGCATGAGTGGTTCGGCGTGGTGCCGAAATTCATCATCACGCTCGCTGCCGACTACTGCTCACAGTGCTCAGATGCTGAGTTCTGCGCCTTGGTCGAGCATGAGCTATACCACATCGCTCAGGCTACCGACGATTTCGGCGCACCAAAATTCAACAAGGAAGGCCAGCCGGTGCTGAAGCTGCGCGGCCACGACGTTGAAGAGTTTGTTGGCGTAGTTCGTCGGTATGGCGCCAGCGTGGAAGTTCAGGAACTGGTTGATGCGGCTAACAGGCCTGCGGAGGTGGCACAACTAAACATTGCCAGGGCGTGCGGTAACTGCATGTTGAGGCTGGCGTAAATATTGGACTGTATTGGACGGATGGTGATTTATGGCTGCATTAAAACCAGATGTGAAAGCCTTCATCATTCAGTCGCTTGCGTGCTTTGACACCCCTACGTTGGTGGTGGAGTCCGTCCAAAAAGAGTTTGGGTTAAAAATCACGCGTCAGCAGGTTGAATCTCACGACCCGACAAAGGTTAGCGGCAAGTCGCTGGCCAAGAAGTGGGTAGACCTGTTCTACACGACGCGGGAGCGATTCAAGACGGAAATTTCAGATATTCCGATCGCCAACAAGGCCTACCGGCTGCGCGTTCTTGATCGCATGGCGACGCGAACCGAAACCATGAAGAACTACGCATTGGCCGCTCAGATCGTCGAGCAGGCCGCGAAAGAGTGCGGCGACGCGTATACCAACAAGCAAAAGATTGAAACCCAGCACACCATCGCTGATGAGATGGCTGAGCTACTGAAGGAGATATCTTCTGAGGCGTGATTTATGGCTGATCTCAACAAGCAATTCAGCGAGCTGAAGAAGAACCTTAAAAATCGATTCTGGCGCCTAAACAACCTTTACTTCATCACCGACAAATCGGGGAAGAAGGTTAAGTTCAGGATGACCCCTGAGCAGCTCGAATACTTCGAAGGCGTACATACCAGGAACATAATCTTAAAGGCTAGGCAGCTCGGCTTTACGACGCTGGTTTGTATTGTCCAGCTCGATGCCGCGTTGTTCGAATCAGCAAAGTGCGCGCTGATCGCCCACACCTTAAACGACGCAAAGCGCTTGTTTAGGGAAAAGGTCAAATATGCCTACGACAACCTGCCGGCGCTGATCAGAAAGGCGAACCCGGCAAAGAACGACGCAGTTGGTGAGCTTGTTTTCAATAATGGCGGCTCTCTCTACGTCAGCACGTCATTTCGTGGCGGCACGCTGCGTTACTTGCACGTTTCTGAGTTCGGCAAGATCTGCGCTAAGTACCCGGACAAGGCCCGTGAAATCGTCACTGGCGCCTTTGAGGCAGTATCGACAGATTGCTTTACAACTATCGAGAGTACAGCCGAGGGGCGTGCTGGGTATTTCTTCGACTATTGCCAGACGGCCGAGAAAGCACAGCTGCAGGGCAAAACATTATCAAACCTCGACTGGAAATTTTTCTTCTTCACTTGGTGGAAGAATCCTCAGTACGCAATCGACCCGGTAGAAAGCCTCCCAGAGCGCCTGGTTGACTACTTCAGCGAACTGGAAGCCAAGCATGGCGTCACGTTAAATGAACGCCAGAAGGCCTGGTATCTCGCCAAAGAGAAGACTCTTGGCGACGACATGAAGCGTGAGTATCCGAGCATACCCGCTGAAGCCTTCCAACAGTCGGTAGAGGGGGCATATTACGCCAAGCAGTTCCGCTGGCTGTATACGAACAAGCGGATCGGTTCACTTCCCGACAATTCTCATCTCCCGGTTCACACGTTCTGGGATATCGGCGTGGGTGACTCAACAGCTATCTGGTTCGTGCGTGAGGTTGGTGAAGAATTTCATGTCATCGACTACTACGAGAACTCTGGCGAGGGTTTGAGGCACTACATGAAGGTGCTCAAAGACCGTGGTTATGAGTACGGCGAGCACTGGGGGCCACACGATATTGAAAACAGAGAGTTTGGCTCTGATGCTAAATCACGGAAGGAGCTGGCGCGTGAGGGTTACGAAATCGACGGCCAGGTGTATTCGATGACATTCAAGGTTGTGCCGAAAGTTGGCGTAGATACTGGTATCGAGTCTGTCCGTGAAATCCTGCCTAAATGCGTCTTTGACGATGAGAAGTGTGCTGAGGGGATATCTCACCTTGAGGGATACCGAAAAGAGTGGGATGACAAGCGCGGGTGCTGGAAAGACAAACCTCTTCACGATCACACGTCGCACGGTTCAGATGGTTTCCGCTACTTTGCCGTAGCGAAGAACAACCACAAACAAGTTGGCGCCGTATTCTTCTAAGGAGCTCTCAGTGAGTGAACAAAATAGCGAGGTTGAATTCCTCGTCAATGCCCTCGCTGACGCAGTGGCGATAGGGCGCCAGCGTTCCTTGTACGCGGGACAGATGAATGGCAACACGAAGAGAACAAAGCTGTGGGACGAGTTCGGCTACCCGGACACCATAAGCTTCGATCTGCTTTATCGCGCCTATCGCCGAAACTCCGCGGCTCATGCCGGAGTTCATAAAACGTTGGATAACTGCTGGAGTGACTATCCGACGATTATTGATGGCCCGTTGACCGACAAATCTACTGTCTCGACAGAATGGGAGACGACAGTAACCAAGCTGCTGAAAAAACATTGGTCAAAAATCAAGGATGCCGATCGGCGCAATTTGGTGGGCCGATACTCTGCAATCATTCTGCAGCTAAAAGACAACAGGCCATGGTCAGAGCCAGTGGATACAGCGCTGGTGGCAAAACTTGGCGAAAATGCTTTAGTGAAGATGATCCCCGTTTGGGAATTGCAGATTAAGCCTGGAAACTATGACATCGACACGCTATCCCCAACTTACGGGCAGCCGGTGAACTACATCTTCAACGAGCAGCCTGTGGGTGATGACGGAACCTATGGCAATGTGAGAAGCGTTACGGTTCACCCCAGCAGGGTGATCATCCTCGCCGAAGGTTCAGAAGATGACAACATGTTGTCTGGCATCCCTCTTAACGAGGCTGGTTACAACGATTTGCTGGACATCGAAAAGACCAAGGGAGGAAGCGCCGAAGGGTTCCTGAAGAACGCGAGCCGCCAGCTTGGTATTCATTTCGACAATAAAACCGACATGAAAACCATCGCGCAGCAAGCGAAGGATGCCGGCTATAAAGACCTTGGCGAGGCAATGAATGAAAAGATCAGGAAACTCAACCAGGGGACGGACTCCGCGCTGGTAACGCAGTCTGGGACATCGTCTGTCCTTTCAGTTGCCGCTGCTGATCCTACTCCGTCATGGACAGTCTCGGCCAATAGCTATGCCTCAACCATCGGTTGTCCGTTCAATATCCTCTTTGGCAAGCAAACCGGGAATCTTGCTTCTACCGAAGACAGGAAGGAATGGGCTAAAAAAGGGAATGGACGCCGTGGCGGTTGGTTGTCATGGCTGCTAACTGAAGTCATTCAAAGATGGTGTGACGTCGGCGTAGTATCGCAACCAAAGAAAGGCGAGATCACCGTCGATTGGTCTGATTTGCTGGCCCCAGGTGATAGCGAGAAGCTCGAGAACATGAGCAAGATGGCAGACGTTGCCTACAAAACCCAGCAAGCGTTCGGTGCGTCTGCTGTTGAACCTAACGAGGTGCGCGCCGCCGGCGAACTGGAGCCAATCGAGGAACCTAAACAGCCAGACCCGACAAAAAAGCAGGTCGGTAAGGATCCGCTGAATGATGACGTCGCCGATGCCTAAAGTCGGGACACCGATAATACCGCGCAATAAAGCAGACCCCACCCAATCCTATCGGCAAGTTAACAAAATGTTCCGGGATATCGAGAACCGATATCTGGGCATCAAAACAACGCTTCGGCAACTGTTCGACCAGCGATTAACTGGCCGGGTGCTGGTGGGTAACTCTCAGCGATCGCATGTTCTTTCAGGTGACACCCTATACCAGGTAAACGCCGGTACGTTTGTCTACGACATGAGCGCTCAGCAGTTGGCGGCGCTTCTTGAGGTAATACAAACGATCCTTGATGACTACCTGTTAGAGGGTAACGGTCAGGATATTTGGGCGCTGCAGTATATTTCAGATGAGTATCGGCGCGGGACGCTCAATGCCTATACGAATCTGTCTGCTCAGTCCGAGGTCTACGCGTCGCAGACTACGCTAAGCGCGCTTTTGTCCACACCTGCTTATCAGAACCAGGTAGCCGCTGCTTTCGTGTCGACGTACAGCGATTGGAAGGGGATCAGCGATGCAGCGCGCGCTGACCTTGCCAATATCATCGCCGATGCTGTAGGCCGAGGGGTAAACCCGCGTGAAACCATGAGGGTGATAAGCAAACGACTTGATGTCTCAATGTCCAAGGCAAAGACGATCGCTCAGACCGAGCAGGTTGGCGCCCTGAGAGAGGCTCAGTGGAACGAAACCACATGGGTTCAGGATAGGTTAGGTTTGCGCACCAAGTTGCTGCATTTATCCGCCCTGAAGCCGACTACGCGCGCCTGGCACGCATCGCGCCACGGCAAGCTTTACACGGTCGAGGAAGTGCGTGAGTGGTACTCGAAAGACGGTAACAGGTTCAACTGTTACTGCAGCCAGATCCCAGCCGTCGTTGACGAGAAAGACAATGTAGTAAACATCGGGTTGGCGAAGCGCTTGGAAGAAGAGCGCGCTGCCTGGATGACGCAACAGGCCGCTTAATCGGCATCACCAACACAATGAGGACACAGCATGAAGCGCAACCGCGTTAACGTGCTGACCGTCGTCAACTCCGCTTCAAATATCACTACCGAAACCATCGACGGGAAACCACATATCGTGGTTCGCGGCATTACGCCCGTTGTTGACGATATCGTGATGAACCGGAAGTTGTACCCGGCAGCAGAAATTGCCAAGGCCTATAACACCCTTGAACGCAAACCGATGCCACTAGGGCATCCCAAAATAGACGGAAAGCATGTATCGGCGGGTGATGTCCGCGCGGTGAATAACTATCACGTTGGCGCCTGGCTTCAAGACGTCCAGCACGTCGATGGAAAGGTCAATGGTGATATGTATGTCGACCGCCGTTATGCCGAAGGCAGTGAAAAGGGTAAGCGGCTAGTAAATCGACTGGATGAAATGATCGCTGGGACAAACGTAGAGCCCATCCACATTTCTACCGGGCTTCTTTACTCAGGTATTGCCGCAAACGGCGAATCGAAGGGTAAGAAGTACAACGAAATCGCCACAAACATGGTGTTTGACCATGTTGCCGTTTTACTGGATGAACCTGGCGCCGGAACGCCAAGCGAAGGCGTGGGCATTTTCGTTAACGCCGACGGCGACGATCAAGAGGTAGAAATCGCAAACCTGTCAGAGGGTATCGATTGCACCCGTGAGGGACTGCTGAACAAAACCAAATTCTTCTTCACCAACGCTTCCAACTTCTCGTTTGACGATATCCGCGAAGCGATCAGCAACAAGCTCCGTGAAGGTCGCTCAGATGATTACTGGCCATGGCCGGAGTCTATCTGGCCTGACACTTTCATTTACCGCGATAAGACCAAGTTTTTCCGACAGAAATACCTCATCGATGAGGACGGTAAGGCCGTGTTCGTCGGCGAACCTGTAGAAGTCGTGCGCAAACCCACTGAGTACGAAATTAAAACCAACGGAGAGAAAGATCCGATGAAAGAACTGATTATCAATGCACTGCAATCCGCTGGTAAGCAGACTGAAGGCAAGTCCGATGCTGAACTGATGGACGCTTACAACCAATTGGCCGCAGAGAAGGCGACAGCCAAAAAAGAGGGCGGAGAAGAAATCGACCCTGCAACCGGCAAGCCTAAGAAGAAAGAGCAGGCAAGCAACAGCGACGAGGCGCCGGCATGGTTTAAACCATTCGCCGACGATCTCGCAGCTGTTAAGTCTGGCCTTATTGCCAACTCAGACAAAGAGAAAGGCGAGATGCGTGCAGCAGTTAAAGCCAAATTCGGCATGAGCGACGTTGCCGTAAACGCGCTGGATGGCGATCCGTTGAAGGAGCTGTTTGCCCAGTGCTCAACCTCTATCGGCCTGAACGGCATGCTGCGTCAGGTTAACTCCTCTCAAACTTTCAGCGAAATGCCGGAGTAAAAAATGGCTAAAGACGGGAAACATGTAATTCACGCGGGCGGTATCTTCGCCAATCCACAACTGCATCGTGAAGGTGCCGCCGCCGCCGATACGCCCCCTGGCACGATCGGTTTCTTCGATAACACCACGAAGAAATTCACCGCATCGGTAGATGGCAATGAAGCCGCGATCCTTTACGTAGCCAACTATGACTATCTGCGCTGCAAAACCGTAGATGACGTCATTAAGGCTGGTGATTGGGTTGTTGCATTCCATCCAACCCCTGGCGTTTTCTTCAACGTTCCTGCTGCCGCTGGCACCTACACCAAAGGCCAGCCGCTTTCTATCGTCAATGGCCGGGTTAAGGCCGCTGCAGAAGGCGAGTCAGTCCGCGCATACGTAGAAGAAGATCGCGCATACACCACGACAGCAGGCGAACTCCTGCGCGTTGTCATTAAGTAAGGAGCACCTGAATGTTTGTATTTTCCACTAAACAGGCGACCGAAACCGGTAACCTTGAGGTTAACTCCTCTCAATTTAAAAAGCTGACAGCCGCGCGTAACGCCAGTGCTCAAGCCGCCGCAGATTTCATTGCACGAACCAAATGGCGGGGTGATGCAGAAGATACGCCTGAGCTCAACGCTGTAAACGCAGTCGACGATATCCGCCGTCTGTATAAGGCATATGACCAGACAGTACTGAAGCAGTTTGAGCCGAACACAGAGTTCACTCTGCTCAACGATCTGATGCCACTGTCTCGCTCTGTTCGCCTAGAAGAGTCTGTGTACGAATACGCACGCACTGGCGGCCGTGGCTGGGCGCACACATCCATGTCTGGGCAGATCGGTGCGGCGCTGGATGCGAAGTCTTACACCTTTGATGGCACCATGGTGCCTATCCACGACAGCGGCTTTAAATTCAACTGGCGTGACCCGGTCTTCAACAAAGGTTCTGCACTTTCCTCCCTGGCTGATGCTCAGGCTGGCTCTGTCGATGACGTTCGCCGGCAGTATGTGGACTACATCTGGGAAGGTTTCCGCGACGCGGCCGGCAACTTCATCAAGTTTGACGACAAGACCTGGAAGGGGTTGCGTCATGATGAGCGTGTGGCGCAGGTTACGCTGACTGTTAACTTTGCGACTAGCACCGACCCTAAAGCGATGCGCGCTGCTGCTATCGCTCTGCGTGACGTGCTGAAGTTGCAAAACTATCAATACGGCCAACAGACCTGGTACGTATCCAGCGAAATCATGTCGAACTGGGAGCAGTATTTTGACGTTAATGCTCTGCGTACAGTTCTGGAAGAGCTGAAGAAGTTGGCCGGTATCTCCGACATCAAAGAGGACGCCGAGCTTTCTGGTAACGAAATCGTGATTATCCCTCTCGCTGCTGGCGTCATTGCCCCGATCGTAGGCCAGGCGTTCGGCACCGTTGCCGATCCTCGTCAGTTCTACAACAGCGATTACGTATGGCGTACCTGGGGTGCCGCCGGCCTGATGGTCAAGCAAGACATCAACGGCCACTTCTCTGTCATTCACGCATCCAGCTAAGGAAAAATCATGGCACTCGTAAAAGTTTTGGTAGCTAACCTCTTTGCCGGTGCCAACTTCCAAAAACTGGAAGTTGGTAAGGTCTACGAAGTAGATGACGCGGTTGCAGGGAAGTGGATTGCCGATGGTAAGGCGGAGCAGTCAGCAGAAAAGAAAGGCGAGAAGCTGGTATTAGAAGTGGCCACATCGACCGCTACAGCCGGTGCCGACACATCCGCACTTCAGACAAAGTTGGACGACGCGCTGGAGCAACTGAAGCAGGCCCAGGTAGCGGCAGCGGCGAAGGATAAGGAACATGCCGTCGCGCTGGAGCAACTGAAGCAGGCCCAGGCAGCAGAACTGGCGGCAGAGAAACAGCGTGCTGATACAGCAGAAACTGCGCTGGCAGCAGCGACCAAGAAGGACAAGTAATCATGGCAGCGCAGATAACAGCGGCGCAGGTTAAACAGCAGTTGTCTGCGCTGGGTTACTCCATTCCTGACTTCATGATCGATGCCTACCTGTGCAAGTTGGACGGTATCCGTCAGTGCCTGGAGGCGTCTGGCTACGACGAATGCGATCTGATGCTGATACAGGTATACGCCGTCACTCTTATGGCGATAACGGCATTCAGCCAGCGCATCAAGTCACAGTCAGCGCCTTCAGGGGCGTCGCGGTCGTTTGATTACAGCGGCGACATCAAAACCATGAGGAACACACTGGCAGCGTTGGATACCGCCGGATGCACTGCAGGCTTGCCGATCGACGTTGGCACTAGCGTGGGTTTCTTTGACGTTGTGGGAGGTTGCTGATGCAGGAAGATAGAAAAAGCGATGAGGAGAAACCTGATTGCGAAAAATGCCCCAACTGCCCCGGCTGTCCTGACCAATATGAGGACTATCTCTCATGAGTGCTGCGGCTAACTGGAGCTATACGGCGGTCGCTACGGTCTGGAAAAAGCTGGGCATGGACGATTACGGTAAATCTGCCTTCGCTGAGCCTATCCAGATCATGTGCGATTACGGTGGTGATGCGACTGCACGGCTCGGCGATATCGGGCTTGAGTTTGTCGTAAAAAACACGCACTGGACTGAGTATGCGGATGCCCGCCAAGGTGACTATATCCTGATCGGTGCTTCATCTGAACCTGACCCGAAAAAGGTTGATGGTGCTGATGAGGTTCGCCATATCATCCGGTACGCCGATACATTCGACCGAATCGCCGATGACTACGCGATTATCACAGGGGTTTGATATGGGCGTGAAGGTTAAAGGTATCCGGGAGGCGCAGGCCAATCTGGATAGATTAATCGGCGATATCAAGGGGAGGAAAGTTATCAGGGCTATGCAGTCGGCGCTGCTTATCGGTGGTTCCCAGGCTGCTTTATACACCCCTATCGATACATCGACGCTACTCAATAGCCAGTACCGCGATATTTCCGTGAATGGCTCCCGGATTACGGGACGCGTTGGCTACTCGGCCAATTACGCCATTTACGTGCATGACCCGAACGTTCCCCAGAAATTTCGGCGCGCCACCGCTCAAAAAGAGTTCCTTACCAAGGGCTTTGAAGATACTAAGGCGCAGATTGACAGAGCGATCAAGAAGGAGATGCAGCTATGACGCCAGCCATGCATCGTCGCGTTCGCGATTACTTTGTTGATGTTGCGCTGACCGCCGGCTTCACTACTCAGATGCTGCGCTGGAGGGATACCGGAAAGGGCGAAGATAAATTTATTGTCTTTCGTCCAAACGGTGGCAGCCCAATTCGCAACGATCTAGCCAGCGAATATCTGGTGCTGGTCGACGTCATCGGCGCTGAAGGAGAGGATGAAGAGGTGGACAACGCTGTCCAAGCCATCATCAGCCATATCCAGAACAAACCCATGCCAAATGACTGCATCGGCCATATTGAGAACGTCGGCGGCATCCCATCCCCAGTTTCCACAACTGAAGGGCGATTAGTCTATCGCCTGCAATTCGCTTGCCTGTACGGCGAGTAATCAATAATCAAAGAGGTAAGCAATATGCAAGGTTGCTCAACTGACAACAGCAAGTTGTTCGGTCGTGGCATTGTGCTTGAGGTGGCTTTGGGCTGCCCTGATACAGTGCCTGCAGAAAGCGAATGGCAGTCGCTGATCGCCGGTACTTCCAAAGGCTTCGACTTCAGCCCTAACACCGTAACGTCGGATGCGGATGACACCAAGGGATATGTTGAAAACCTGGTCACTAACTCAGACTTTACTCTGAGCTTTGAAGGCGAAGTGCGTAAGCGCGATAAGCTGGATCAGTTCGGCGTAGCGAAGTTCGTTAAGTATTACAACGACGAAATTCAGGCTGGTCGCCAGCCCACTTTGTGGGTGCGTGAAGAGTATGGCCCGATCACCTTCATCGGTTACATGGTTATCACCGCTCTGAGTTCTGACGGCGGCACTAACGACATCGTTACGCTGTCGACCGAGTTCAAAGTGGCTGACTCCGATACCATCCAGGTGATCGACACCCCGGTTGATATTCCAGTCACTGGGATCACCCTGACCCCAACCAGTGGCACGGTAGCAGCCGGCGCGACAACCACATTTAACGTGGTGTTTGCTCCAGCTAACGCGACAGATAAAACATTCACTCTGGTTTCATCTGTACCGGCGCGGGCAACTGCAACGGCTAACGGTTTGGTTGTCACCGTATCAGCACCTTCTGGCGCCACAGCAGGCACAGCAAACATCACTGTAAAAACCAACGACGGGAATTTTACAGCTGTATTCGCAGCCAACGTCACCGCGTAACCAAATGGTCGGGAAGCTGACCGCAGATCTGACCAAGACTAGCCCTGCTCATGCGGGGCTTTTTTGTACCTGAAATTCATCGCGCACCGCACGCGCAGTAATCAAACCAAGAACCTTTCAGGATGACCCTTGAGGAACCGGCTGGCTGTCGGAGCCTTCTTGGGGCCGCTTCCTGTGCGACAAGGTTCATCACTAAAAGGTAATCCGAATGAACTATCCAACGGTATCTGTAAATGGTGTATCGGTACGAGTCGATGAGGAAGGGCGCTATAGCCTCAATGATCTTCACGCAGCTGCCGTAGCGGAGGGTAAGGCTACAGAATCCCAGCGTCCAGGTGAGTTTCTTAAAACCAAGCAAGTGCAGCGATTTGTTCAAGCTTTAAGCGATGCGAAGAAAATCGCATCGGTACTAACTATCAAGGGCGGATCGCAGCAGGGGTCGTGGGGGCTGGAGTTAATCGCTATTCGCTATGCTGCATGGCTAAATCCATTGTTTGAGATCAAGGTGTATGAAACGTTCCAGATGCTGGTGCGTCGTGGCTTTGATGCCATGTCACGCCTAAATAAAATCGACCATATTATCAATACCGAAACCAAAGCGATCAGCCAGTGCGCCAGCCAAATGGCGAAGTGGGGTGTTGGCGGTCGAAAACGCCTTCTTCACACTGCCCGAGAACGTGTTGCTGATGAAGTGCAGATGTACCTTCCTGGCTTTTGACTGAAGATTGGCAGGGATGCCATCGTTTTGAGGTTTACATGACTCCATTAACTGAAATCGGCGAGATGCTCATATCAGACGTCAGCCGCGACTACTTCTTCAGACCATCATTCGGAAACATGTCGCGTATAGGCTCGCCAGCGGAGATTGTAGAGCGCTTTGCTGAACTCCATACCAGTGAGGCGCCGAGATTGCTTTCTGCTGCTGTGGCAGCGTATGGCGAGATTCCTGGGTGGCTGCTTGCCTATATCAACTCACCATCGTTTAGCAGCTCAGCTATCTTTGCCGGCATGATCGTAATGCAGGCCTGCTGTGATGACGATATCAGCGCGCTGGTGGGTGAGCTGCGGCCAAGTAAACGAGGGATAAGGGCGTTCGTGTTCCGTCGTGGCAGTTTGCCGGCAAGCGACATTATCATCCTCGGGCAGTCGCTGATCACTCACGGCATCATCGGAAAAGCCAAGGTTCGTCGTCTTCAGCGGCATGAGACAAACAGCTTTGTCAGTGAGTTCAGCGCATTCGAGTACATCAGTGCTGCTCGTAATCACTTCAGCATGCCGCGCGCCGAGGCTGAGCAACTGACGATGACGGAATTTCAGCTGCTGATTAACGATAAATACCCAGATCAGAAAGGGTTCACCGCTGAAGAGTACGATGCTGTCGCGGATGAGTACATGAAGAAGAAGGCTCGCAGGCTGGCAAAAACCGCGTGATTTGCATTGAGTTGCTCTTTCCCTCTGCTACCATGCAACGACTTGTTACTTGTCTATGGGAATAGGACTAAATGAAGAAGATTGCAATTGTTGGGGTCATTCTGGCGTCACTTGCTATGTCTGGTTGTTCATCACAGCAACCTCCTAGCCAGGCTCAAATATCCTCTGCTAGTTACGGTGAACTTCCGAAAGATTATCAAGAGAAAATTAAAAATTATTTTAACTCCACATTAAAAGATCCCTATTCGGCTCAATATAAGTTCATGCCAACCTTCAAGGGGTACTCTCAGGATGGCCAATGGTCGCCATCTGGCGGGAAGGTAACTTTTGGATGGGTATCACCCGTTCTGGTTAATGCCAAGAATAGCTATGGTGGCTATACCGGAGATCAGAAGTATGTGTTTATCTTCTCTGGTGGCGAGATGTATGACGTTACGGCCATGAGCCAATTTGGTATGGTTCATCCAGTCAAGTAAAGTAATAATTTAACGATAAAACCTCGCTCAGGCGGGGTTTTTTTATGCCTGGAGAATGGTTATGGCGAGCGAAGAACAAGTTGGCAATATCGTTTATGAAGTAGAAATGAATGTTGCCAATCTGCTCGAGGCGCAACGCAAAGTTAACGAACGGCTGGACACTATGGATGAGCGTTTTAAACGTTCAGCAAAATCCTCCGACACACTATCTACCTCCGTAACACGCCTGGCTGGTGCTGTTTCGGCGGCAATCTCAGTGCAACAAGTGGCTAAGTATGCTGACGCTTGGACGACAGTAAATAACAAGCTCGCAAACTCGGTCAAGGCAAATGAAGACCTTGCGACAGTCACGCAACGAGTTTTTTCCATTGCTCAAGATACGAGAGCGGCTCTTGATGCCACGGCGTCTTTGTATCAGCGTCTTGAAAGGGCAACACGAAGCTATGGAACTAGTGTTGATGATGTTGCGAGATTAACAACGATCCTTAACCAAGGTTTTGTCGTATCAGGTGCTACAGCTCAGGAAGCAAGTAACGCTGTTATTCAGCTGTCTCAGGGCTTAGCTTCTGGCGCGCTTCGTGGTGAGGAGTTCAATTCTGTGACAGAACAAGGTGGTCGGCTGGCTACGGCGCTGGCTGATTCCTTGGGGGTTAATATCGGCCAGCTTAGAGCAATGGCTGCTGAAGGCAAGCTGACAACGGATGTGGTTGTTAAGGGCCTTCTCTCTCAGGGAGATGCGATAGGGAAAGAGTTTGCGAATACTACGACTACTATTGGACAGGCGCTTGAAATTGCCAATAACAATATAACTCAATTCATTGGCAGTTCAACGACAGTTAAGTCTACTGTTTCACTATTTAACAGCTCAATTATTACGCTAAGCGAAAATCTTGATGTCGTTGCGAAAGTAATCGGTTCAGTGGCCGCTATCGTCGGCACTCGTTACGCAGCAGCTCTTACGCTCGCTGTAGCAGGACAGGTTAAGCTTGCCGCAACTGCTTTTGCTGCCTCAACATCTCTATCTGCTTTTGGTGCTGCTGCTGCTCTGGCTAGAGGGGCGCTTGCGTTAATCGGCGGTCCCGCAGGGGCTGCTGTGCTCGCAGCTTCTGCAATCTTTTACTTTTACCAACGAGCAAAAGAGGCGCGGCAGGCGGCCATTGAGTTAGCCGACGGCGTAAATACTCTGTTAGGCAAGATGAAAGATATGTCTGCCACAGAAATCGCAGCCAGTATCGCAAAACTACGTGGTGCAATCCCTGAATTAACTGGCGCCGTCAAAGATGCAAGCGACGAGTATGATAAGGCGTCGAAGCGCGTTGCAAACCTTCAGCGAGAAGTTGATAACTGGGGAAATAGCACTACACGTGGGCGCCAGGCGGCCGAGGCATTAACCGGAGCTATTGATAACCAAAACATAGCTTTTGCAGAGCTTGACAGAGCCCAAAGAAATCTCAGCCAAACACAAAGTGCTGTAGGAATTGCTTCTGCGCAGTTGAATGGCACTTTTGAGCAAGGGATTGGATTGCTTTCCAAACATGGCGAGCAAGCTGGGTTTGCTGCCGGAATGATGAATCAACTCGGTAAACAATTGAATTTTGCAGCAGGTGCTCAGGAAAAATTCAATGCATCTAACCTGAAAATAACCAGACCCAAGAACGTCCAAGACTACCTCGACGGCCTTCAAGATCAGGTTGAACTTCAGGCGGAATTAAACGATAAGAAGCGAGCTCAGCTTAAAGCGGAGCAACAAATAAGACGGCTGGGAGGAACAGAGGCTGATGTTGTTTTGGCAAGAGAGCGCGCTGCTGCTGAATATGACTCTCTTCAGGCGCAGCAGGAGCAGAAGAAGGCAACCAAGGAAGGAATAGCGGAGGGCAAAAAGTCAGCCAGCCAAGCGGAAAGCGTTGCTCAGAAGTTGGCAAACTTGAAGCAGCAGTCTGAGCTTGCGGCGGACTCAACAAGTGAGCTTAGCCGAGAGCAGGCGATCCTGACCGCACAGCAATCACTGGGGAAAGGAGCTACACAGTCCCAGATCGCTGAGGCTGGTGCTTACGCTGCTAAAAAGTGGGATGCGGTCAACGCTATCAAGGCGCAGGCAGCCGCAGAGAAGCTACTCCCGGAAGCCAAAGAGAGCGCCAGCTACGCGCAGGACGTGAAGGATTTAAACACGGCATTGGCGGCCAAGAAAATCAGTCAGGAGCAGTACAACACTACGGCTGAGCAACTGGAGCAACAGCATCAGATAAATCTGGCAAAAATCAGGGCTGAAGCTGTGGTAAGTCCTAAGCAGCAAGCCGCTGGAATGGTTGACCCAGTGCAGCAGCTTGCCAACGAGAATGCGCAGAAGTTGGCGCTTATCCAGCAGTTCGAGACTGAGAGGGGTGTGATTACCCAGCGCGGCCTTGAGTTGATGAGGGCGGCGAATACTCAGTATGAACAACAGCGGATCGCGGCACAGTGGGAGATATTCCGCAATCAAAACGCAGGCAATGAGGCGCTGGCTGCGTCATTTGATGCATTCGCCGGCAACGCGTCCAATGCCTTCACTGGCATTATCACCGGCAGCATGAGTGCGGAAGAGGCAGCGCGTTCGCTTGGCTCAACCGTCCTTAATAGTCTGGTGAATGCCTTCGTGCAGATGGGGGTTGATTGGGTTAAATCGGCAGTTATGGGCTCAACAGCACAAACATCAGCTATTGCCGCCACCACGGCCGCGCAAGTTGCGGGGACGGCTACGACGACAGCAGCGAGCACCGCTGCTGCTGCTGCAACCACAACAGCCTGGACGCCGGCGGCTATCGTTGCCTCTATCGGTTCATTCGGTGGTGCTGCAGCGATTGGTGTCGGTGCTGTTGTTGCGGCTATGGCGCTGTCAAGCAGCCTGGCAGGGAAGCGTAAGAATGGCGGCCCTGTAAGATCGGGCAGCATGTACCAAGTTGGCGAGGGCGGTCTACCTGAAATTTACCAAGCCAGCACAGGCAAGCAGTACATGATCCCCGGTGACAACGGCAAGGTGATCAGCAACAAGGACATGCAAGGCGGTGGTGGTATCAACGTGAATGTCAGTATCAACAACACCAACGGTTCATATGTAGATCACCAGGTAAGCAGTGATGGCAATGGCGGTGTCTCGATGGAGATATTTATCGCTGACATGGACAACGGCGGCCCTATGAGCCAAGCCATAAGTCGAAATCATCAGGCCCCTCGCAGGGCAACCCAATAACCCGCTTCGGCGGGTTTTTTATTACCGGGAGAAAACCGTGGCAATACCTTATCCCGACTGGCTATCACTTCCCCAGAAGTCCAACAAGGGCCGCACCATTGATACCGGGTTTCGCACCGATCAGCCGGCAGTGGGTGCGCCTATCTTCCAGCGACTGACAGATGACCTCAAAACCACTTGGTCGCTGACGTGGATTTTCACGCTGCAAGAGGATCGGGCATTTGAGCAGTGGTATCGCAGCCCTCGTTACCTGGATAACGGCAATCAGTGGTTTACGATGCTGTGCAATCTGGGCGGCTCTGGCCTGCAAATGCAGGAACTGCATTTCGTGGCTCCGCCGGTTCAAACGAGCATTAACGGCAACACGACGACGTGGACGGCGAGCGTAATCACCCGGAAGGTCTACAACCCGGATGATGAATTCTCAGACGTCATTGTTGAGCTGCCGCCGTATCAGTGGGGGATCATTGATGAAGTGGTCAACCGCGACATGCCGGAGTATTGAATGCCTACATTACGAGAATTTCAGTCACAGCGGCCCAACCGGATCATCTACAACACGATGACGTTTAGCCATCCGGCATTTGGCGTTCTCCGGCTGGTGGCAAACCAGATATACCCGAAGACATTCGCTGTCCAGGAGTATTCGCCTTGCAGAATGGAGGTTGCAGAGAGCCAACAGAGTAGCACGCCTGTGATCAACTCTACGGCCAAGTTTGGGCGTCTGGCTCAGGACTTTAAACAGCAACTTAAGCAGTGGCGCGCGCACTCACGCATAACGCCAATCTCTGCCACGTATCAGCGTTTCGATGCGGCGGACATGAATACGCCCCTGAAGTCGTGGACGCTCTATGTGAAGGATGTAGCAATGGACGAAAGCGATGTTACGTGCTCGCTGACGCTGCAAAACCCCCTGAACAACAATATCGGGTTCCTCTACAACACAACCGACTTCCCAGGGCTTGCCAATGCATAAATCTGACTTCATCTGTGTCATGGATGGAAAACCATGGCGCGATCGGGCGTGCTCGTTCGACGAGGCTGATTGCTGGGGGCTGGTGGTGCTTTATTACCGGCGCGTGCTTGGCATAGAGATACACCAAACAGCGGACTACGAAGCCGGCAGCGACTTCCTGACGTGCTTTTCCGGTGATGTTGTGTTCTGGCATCAGGTCGAGAAAGCGTCCGACAGTAGCATTTTTATCGCTTATTACGGCGCTCAGCCAGCCCACGTCGGTTTAGTAATTGATGGGCAAGCATTTCATAGCCGCGGCGAATCGGGGCATGTGCGCTTTGACAAGCTGCGGACACTGGAACGAGTTTTCACCAAATTGGAGTTTTACGACTATGCCGTTGATCGAAGTTCAGCGTGTGCCAGGGTTGCCGAAAGAACGTCATAATCTTCCCGCCGGCAGCATGTTCTATCCCTGGCTTAAATCGGCCAACCTTCACTGCGATGTTGAAATTTTGCGTAACGGCGTGAAGCTGCAGCCAGATGATGAGTTAAATTTTCCTCTCAGCGATGGCGACGTGATCAACGTGTTCGATCAGCCGAAAGACGGCACGCTTGGAACAATCCTCAACCCTTTAGAGCACTTTAATCCGATAAAATTTACTCAAAAAATTCTTTCCTCTCTCATCGGGCAACCAAGTGCCAGCGTCGCAGCAGGAAGTAATGCTAAAACGTCACCAAACAACAGTCTGAAAGGACAAACCAACATCGCTCGCAATGGCGAGGCAAAGCCTGACAACTACGGCCAGGTGCGTGCGTTCCCTGATCTGATTCAGGAGTCGATGTTCGAGTACGAAAACAACATCAAGAAAGTAACCGAGTGGATGAATTTCGGGCTTGGCCGATATGACGTCACGTCTGTTCGGTACTCAGAGTCTAACCTCGGCGCGCTGGCCGGCGCCTCTTACCGTATCTACCAGCCAGGCGAGAACATCCCGCAGATCAATGAGGGATTCGCTTTCGACGACATCGACGGACAGGAGTTGCCAGGGCCGAACGAGAGCAGTGATTTTCCTGCAGAAACGGCGACATCAACAAGCGTGAATGATGCTTACTTTATTGCAGGTGAGGCAGTTATACAGATAATTAAGCAGGATGAGTTCGACTATTTCTATGATCTCGCCTTTCCTCACTCTGTAACATTTGTTGTAAACGTCACCTATGAAACAGCACAAGGTACAGTTACAAAGGATATAACGGTAAGTGGCGATATATTTTCTGCGACGACCATACCGACCAATCCGCCTTCAGTGCCAATTCCATTATATGAATTCACAATCGGAAATTTATCTGGCCCAGATTTTTCTAGTCTGCCAAGTGGCACGGTGATAAATCCGGCGATTTTCACATTAAACGATAATGAAGCTTTGGTCATCGGGCCTTCGTTCTCTCCTGTGCCTGGTAGTCAGCTGTGGGTGCATCTTAATGGCCAGCTCGGATCTGGCGATTATGCGAGAACAGACGTAACAATCTGGCAGGTTGACGATAATAACAGCGCGATACCAGGGACGATTGAAGGATTTAACTTTGGGATAAGCAACGACGATAAGCAAAGTGATAATAAATACTCAACGTTCAAAATAACTCCAACTGCTGGCTATGGTCGTTACGCAGTATCTTTCAGGCGTACTAACAACAGCAATGACCATAGTGTGTTGAAAGTAGAGGCCATTCACAGCGTACGAATAAGAGAGAATGTCGTTTACCCAAGCGATACTCTGGTAACAGTGACTGTCACGGCAACCGAGAGGGCGACAAGTGCACGAGATCGAAAATACAACGCTCTAATTACCCGCCACGCCATCAGCTACAACCTTGCTACGCAGACAGTCGATTACACAGAAAGGCCGTCACGCTCGTTTGCAGATGCTGTACTGCACACCTGGCTAAAAATGGGAGGACAGCCAGAGTCGAGCATCGACATCTACGAGCTTTATTCTATCGCGGCATCTTTGCCAGATCAGCGTCTGGGCTATTTCGATTACACCTTCGATGACGAGGATATCTCGCTGGGCTCTCGGATTCAGACAATCTGTGATGCGGCGACGATAACCGCGTTTTGGGATGGCGGGGTGTTGTCTTTCACGCGTGATGAGCGGAAGTCAAGCGCAACGACGGTGTTCAACCGCGCCAACATGAAAGCGGAGGATTACAGCCTTTCTTACGATATGACGCTACCCGGAGGTTTTGATGGTGTAGAGGTCAAATATCGAAACCCGGTCACGAATAAACAGGCATTCATCCGCTACCGGATCGTCGTCAACTCGATTGAAGAAGGGGAGCCGGTAAAGGCGAAGAAATTCAATATGCTGTTTATCCGCAATTCTTTCCAGGCGCGGGATCGGGCATTGAAAGAAGTTCGCCGGCTGCTGTATTCACGCCAAACCATGGCAATTCGCGCGCTGGCCGATGGCGAATGGGTGAACGTCGGGCAGATGGTGCAGGTGGCTGATATCTACGACGCGAACCAACAGGATGGCTATATCGTTGCGCGTAACGGCAACAACTTTGATACCAGCGAACGGATCGAGTGGTCTGAGGATATGTTTGTGGTCGTTACTGATGCAATCGGTGCGCCTACAGCGCGCGTCCAGGCATTCCCTCGCACAGATACCATATTTGGCTTCAGTGCAGCAGTACCAGCAATAACCCTCAACCTCTATGACGGCTACAACACACAGTCGCCGTCTCGTTACGTTATCGCCTCGCAAGTAGAGATGGACGCAACGAAATGGACGATCACTGAAAAGAAACCGAATGGCGACGGGACTACCTCGTTAACCATGTCTGAATACAACGATGAAATGTATAATTACGAGGTTACAGCGTAAATGACTACACCAACCAGCAAGCCAATTCCAAGTGAAGATGTTAGAGATTTAAAATTTAACTCTGGGAAAATTGATGAGGTTGTAAACTCAAACGAAGAAAAATATACAGATAGGTTCGGAGTAGAAAGGTATACCCTGGAAGGGATCAGAAATAACATTTCACCACTTGGTAAGACATATACCTTGGCACAGGCCAACGCAGCAATAACATCAGGGGAGATTCCCAATGATGCATACTTTTTTGTATGGTCAGATAACCCTGATTACATAGCTGAAAAATATCAAAACGTGAATGGCGTAGCAACACCTGCAGGTCAGTATATCATTAGTGGTGGGAGCCTTATAGCATCAGATGGAAATGGGAATTTAGTTGCGCTGGATGATGTGGATTCAAAAAGGGTTTTTGTTGTCGATGACTTCGGTGGGGTAAATATTGCAGGATTGGACGGCACATTACAAGAAAACGCAGAGACAATCAGTGTCAACAAGGGGCCATATCTTAACCTGCTGACGGATGCTGATAACGCTGCTTATGGTTCAATTGATGAGTATGGACATCTTCACTTACCTGACATGCAGTCATCTATACAGGATATGCTGAAATCTCATCAAGCAAAAATTGAGAACGTCATAAAAAACCGCAAGGTTCTTGATGTGCGTGATTGTGGGTTTAACCCTAGTACTGGTGAAAACTCGTTATACGCAATACAGCGCGCAATCAATTATCTTAGCGGGGCCGGTGGGGGAGTTGTTTATTTGCCAAAAGGGAAATACCCTCTATCCAGCTTTATCCTACCTCGTTCTAATGTTTCACTCATCGGTGCTGGAGCTGATAAAACAGTATTGCTGCCTTACAAGGCTGCTGCAGCCATTCGTTATCTTGGCAACCCGAGCAGCTACCTACAAAACATGATCATGTCAGACTTTACCATTGACGGTGAAAACCAAACACTAAACCCATCACAAGGTTTCTTGCCAGAAATTAAGGGTACGTTCATCCAATACTGGAAAGATGTTGTGATGGATAAGTTGAAATTCCTTAACACTGGCGCCACTTCCATCGGCAATGACATGCCATTTAATTGCTCAATAATGCGTTGCTGTGTAGAGAACTTTGGCCGCCTTGCCCCAAACGCGTCTAGCGCAGGGATTTGGGAAAGGCCACTTGGATCATCAGGCATAGGTTTGGGGACTGGGGCGCTTGACGATGAGCCAATCTATGTAGCATTTAACACTGTAAAAAACGGTGCTAACTTTGGGTTGTTCTTTGAGCCGCAGGCCGGGGGCGCTGCTCGCGGGGCGGTTGCAATAGGTAACATTCTTGAAGGTGGCTATGCCGGTCTTGCTGATTGCGGTATTGACGGCCTGCAGGCTATATCTAACCAGATGCGCTTGAATAAATATGGCATTTTGCGTTACCCAGGAACTAACGCTTCTGGCAAGCCTGGGCGCAGAGGGCAATTTATTGGGAATATTGTTGAGTCTAACACATCTCATGGTGTTTATTCATACATGCAGACAGCAAAAAACGATCCTCTGATTGGTGGTAATATTTTCTCTAATAATCAGGTTCGCTCTAATGGTGAGGATGGTTTTAATTTCAGATATGAAAACCCAAGTGTTCAAGTTGCCAATGAAACTATTGATGGCAACCATATCTCCGAAAATGGCAGGCACGGGGTTCACATTGAGAGTGGTGCGCTTGTTTTGAATATGGACATATCAAACAATAAAATTTGGAACAATGGTAAGGTGGTTGCTGGCAATGCGATACATTCAGTAGTACCAATGACGATGTGCAGTATCACCTTAAACAAGATTAGGGATACCCAAAGCACGAAAACTCAGCAATTTACCGTAAATATTTCTGGTGATTTAACTGATGTTGACATTTCATTTAACCATTGTGTTGGTAATGCACAAAACTCACTAAATTTAACCGGCACCCAAACGCGAGTGACCACCAACTTCAATGCGGGAATTTAATCATGACAGCGATTGTTAAGAGTAACGGGATATTTAAAGCTGATGTCAACACCCTACCGAGTGCACATGCTCCGCTGCCAGTTGGTGCCGCTCTATTTGCGGATTTCTCAGGGTCAAGATTTGTGATGAAATACGCCGCAGGTCAGGTTGTCAGGTCAGCATCAATGAAAGAGGTACTATCATTTACCCGAGCCAGCACTGCAACCCGCGTGGGCCTATCTGGCGCTATTGAATATCTGGTGGCAGATGAGCCTGCAATTGAATATCACCCTATTACGCACAAGTGTCTTGGACTCCGTACTGAGTCCGTTTCAAATAATCGACTGGCGTATAGCCAGGCGTTTACACAGGCAGTGAGCTGGACTGCGTCTGGGATTGTGCTAACAGGGAATGATGTTATCTCTCCTGATGGGAATGTGACAGCGACAAAATTAATTGAGGCCAGCGATTCAACGGTAACGGCGAGAACTCTGGAAGCAATCACTACCCTGACCGCGACAATAAATCAGCCGTACACATTTAGTATCTGGGCAAAAGCCAATACAGGAAAGGTGCTTCAAATTGCTGCGCAAGGGGCTGTGGCCACAACGCAGTTCGCCAACTTCGACCTGGGTAATGGCAAGATCGGGAAATCCTCGCCACAGGTTTTGCAGGCTACAATGGAGAAATTCACAAACGGATGGTATCGCTGCGCCATAACTATTACGCCAATTTCGGCGGTGTCGCCACGCTTCACGTTGGCTTTAACAAATAGCGACAGCAGCGCGTCAGCTTTACCACAATATGTTCCTGCCTCGCCGGGTTCAGTTTGGATTTGGGGAGCCCAGGCAGAGCGCCGTGATGGTGCATCATCTTACATACCGACATCTGGGACTGAAGCTCAGCGTGCTGCCGACATCTGTACAACACCAACAACTGCAGATTTTGTTGTTGCCTCCGGTGGCACTGTAATGATGACATGTGTTCACCCCCATAGTATTCAATCAATCAGCGGTTCTTATAACGCGCTGGCTTGTGCAGTTGTTCTTGATAATTCTGTTGCTGGTGACCATCTCCGGTTAGCGTATCGCCAGATTACCAATAATAACGGCCAGGCGCAGTGGGCGACATCCGATGCGGCAGGTGTGTCTCAATCGCTGGAGATTTATAGTCTGTCGCCGGTTAGAGACTCTGAGCAGTCGGCGATTTTCTCGTTTGATACAACAAGCCTGAATCTGAAATTGTTCGATGGTTTCAACTGGTATTCAAGATCGGTTACAGCACTGCCGCCGGTGCTGAATCGTCTGGCTATTGGGCGCTCTTACATCGGCCCAGAGAACTGGTTTAACGGCCACATCAAGGAGATTGTATACTGGCCGACAGCGCTCAGCACAGAGGAAATGGAGAAGGCGATTTCCTATTTGTAACTACCAAACTGCGGCGGTTTGAATGCGATTCTTACCGCCGCAACGTAGTAGCTAAAGAGTTACTATTTAAGCAATCTCATTTGTTTTTACATTTATTGTTTTTATTAATTTCTTACCTATAGCAATGCCTTTCTGTTCAACATATTTAAACAATAATATTGATAATGCATATGTTACAGGAAGCACCACTGCCGTTACGAGCAAAAAACGCAACGCAGACGGCAGATCGACAAACCACGAATGCTGAACAAGGATACCGATGGTTGGTATTACTATAATCAAATGCAATAAATATACTGAATAAGAAACCTCGCCGAGGAATCGACTTAATCGAGAAGAAAGAAATTTTTTCCCAAAATTTGCGAATCGGATCGTAATTGAATTTTCACCATGATTGATTAGTAATACTGCTAACCCAATGATGAGAAACATCTCGATTACAACCAATCCGCGAGATATAAAATATCCAATAAACCAAGAAAACAATGGCGCCAGCATTGCTATAATAACATAATGCTTTCTGTTTTCAGAGACTGACTTATAAATTAACATTCCAGCTAAAAATATCGGTAGCTTAAAGATAATCATAGAGGGGCGGGGGAATGCTGAAAAATACTCAGGAGCCATGTATGCCACAGCCACGCAAGAGGCCATTAGCACCACAGACGAACGCAT